TATCCTGTATGACCGTTTAGGAGAACTATGGAATGGATCCGAACAACCAAATTCACGAAGTAATATGCGTATCAGTCAGACAATGGGTGGGGGGCACGTGCCCAGTCAAGCCGATTATTTAGATAACAGTTCGACCCAAATGGATATGTTTCCACCTGCACCAGTTGCTGCACAAAAACCACAGAATGGTAGTTATGATACGATGATGCGTGGAGGAGGAGGCGGCGGCGGCGGCGGGGGAATGGCACAAGGTCCCGCACCTGGACCCATGGCCGCCAATGGCGTTTTGGGTGGTAGTTTTGGGTCTTTTTTCTAACCACCCCTCCCTTGTAAATATTCAAGTGTTTAAAAGTCATACATTTGATGGTAATAACTATCAATCACTTCTAACTCATTTTCGTTGAATTCATTTTCTACTACTTTATACTTTATATATCCCATTTGGTTATTGGAAATAAATTCGATAGTGTCGCCATTCTTACATTTTAATAGTTGGCTGTATATGGTTTCTTCGCCTCCTTCGGATACTTTATAATTCGTCATTTGTTTAATTGTTATTTATATTTTTAATAAATAAAAAAGATTTCAATTTTATACGACATGTTTACATACACCATCCTTTAACCCATTTTTAACCCAAATTGTTTTTTGTAAAACATATAAATGCATTTTGATATTATATTATTATGTTACATACAATATCAAAAGAACAACAAGAAATCATTGATGCGCTCAGAGAAAGGAAAAATGTCATTGTAAATAGTGTGGCGGGAAGTGGAAAAACAACCAGCAATTTACATATTGCCAACACTTTCAAAGATTCCAATATTCTATTATTGACTTATAATGCCAAATTGAAAATTGAAACACGTGAAAAAATCGAAAAATTAAAATTAACCAACATTGAAATACATTCGTACCATTCATTCTGTGTTCGTTATTATGACAATTCCTGTTATACAGATGCGGAAATCATCCAACTCTTGAAATCGCAACACGGTCAAAAACATCCATTTTCATATGATATTGTCATTTTGGATGAAGCACAAGATATTAGTCCGTTGTATTTCAATTTGATATGTAAAATTTGTAAAGACAATGAATGTTCTACACCACCACAAATTGTCATTTTGGGTGATGAAAAACAGAGTATTTTTGATTTTAACAAGGCCGATCAGAGATTCATTACATTTGCCGACAAAATATTCCAATTTAATGATTATCCTTGGGAAAAATGTATTCTTTCCAGGAGTTTTCGTATTACACACGAAATGAGCGAATTTATCAATAATGTCATGTTGTCCAATGACCGGATTTTCTCAGAGAAAGTATCCGGTATTAAACCGCGATATATTATTTGTAATACACACGGGAGTACAAGTGGTTTTAATCGAATGTTTTCAGAGATTGAATACTATTTGAATTTAGGTTATTTACCCAACGAAATATTTATTCTGGCCCCGTCTGTCAAAAACCCGAATTCCCCCATTCGGAGATTGGAAAACAGAATCAAACGCGAACGACCCGACATTCCCATTTTTGTTCCAAATGGGGACGATGCCAAATTAGACAAGGATATTTTGGAGAATAAAATGATATTTTCCACTTTCCATCAATCCAAAGGATTGGAACGAAAAGTGGTTTTAGTTTCCGGATTCGACGAGAGTTTTTTCAACTTTTACAAAACCAAAGCAAATCGTTCTGTATGTCCCAATGAATTTTATGTAGCCACTTCACGCGCATTAGAACACATGTCCCTGTTTCATCATTATGAATTTGATTATTTACCCTTTTTAGACAAAACCAAATTGCAAAAATATTGCGAAGTTATCAAACATCAAGAATTGAAACGAACAATGATAAAAAAACGGGAAATTACTACAGGTGTAACTGATCTCATTAAACATCTCCCACAAGACGTATTGAATGACTGTTTTGATTTATTGGAAATCGAAGTCATCAATGAACCCGACCATCTATTGGACATTGAAGTAAAAACCTCGCAAATTACAATTGAAAATGGGAAATGTCTCAAAGAAGAAGTATGTGAAATTACCGGGATTGCCATGCAATTCTATGTCGAATATTTGATAAATGGAGACATCCAAACATACTATGAACTATTAACGAATTGGAAAGATGTGATTAAATATTATAATACACACAACCCGGATAAAGTGGAAGAATTCGACTTTGTGAATATGACGCCACAAACACTACTTAAAATTGCCAACTGTTGGAATTCAACGGAACGTAAATCGGGATTTTTATTCAAACTACAACAGATTATTCATTATGATTGGGTCTCTGATGAAAATCTCTTGAAATGTCGCAAACGATTAAATCAATTTGGATTTGATAAAAATACACAAATTGAAGTGAACTATCAAAACGAACAGGAATCCAAATCTCATAATATCAAAATAAACGGATTCATTGATTTTATGCACAATGACCGTATATATGAACTGAAATGTGTGAGTCAACTCAAAAAAGAACACTATTTACAACTCGCAGTGTATAAATACATTTATGAAAAATCCACGAAAAAATATGATTGCAAATATTTTTTATACAACATTTTGACCGATGAATTATGCGCCATTCGGAATAATCATACCACTATTTGTAAAATGGTCGAATTCTTATTGGAGAAAAAATATGCAGATATACGTTATGTCTCAAATGAAGTATTCCTGTTTGAACGCGAAAACACCCGACGATTGTATTTTGAACGATGCGTGTAATATCCCAAGACATACGCAAAATAACCCTGTAGGACACCCCCCCTCCCCCCCTCTCGAATTTTGTCATATTATTTTATGACAAAATGCACCGAACTGCACCGCACCACACCACACCACCACCACACCACACCCGTTTAACTAAAATTCACTCTCAAAATATCATCATATTTTTGTAAGGCATCATCTACACTTATTCGTTTAAATACATTGGGATGTACTAATTTATATGCAAACTCGCGCAATTCATTATACATATTTTCATGGATAAGCGATTTCATTGCGAACGTCAATTGGGCAATGGATAAACCAATACCATATGTATCATATGTTTTAAATGACTGCTTTAGGACTTCATTATAATTATGTTTATTCATCACTTTGGTAATAAAATCGGCATAATCATTTATTATATGTTTTTTAAATTCATGAGCTTCGTGTTCCGTTACGTGTGGGTCCACAATATACGAACAAAAAATATAGAAGGAATCGGTAAATTTGTCATTCGAATCATTCGATATATCCTTTCTCATTTTTTCCACAAACCGTTTTTTCTCATTGGGCGTTTTTGAAACGAAATCCATATATTTGTCGTGATTCAAAAATTGAGTTTCTAATGGATAGGACCAATGGGCATACGCAGTAATCCAATTCGCCGATTTTCTCGATTTTGTTACGGATTCCGTGAAATTTCGCATTAATCCAAAATCGATTATATTCATACGATTTGTAGTCATATTGTAAACCACATTTTGTGGTTTTATATCGTGGTGTATGATATCGTTTTTTAAAAACACTTGAATACCTTCAAACAAACGACGAAATTCGAATAATATATCCCTGATTTTTTTACGGTGTTGAGGTGTATTTTTCCAATTTTTGATATTATCAGAAAGCATTGACAAGTTGATTCCGCCATTTTCCATAATGATAAGTGAAGTATCATTGATGTTTTTCAGATATTTGTCCGCACGTTTGCATTTTTTAATGACTTTGCGCGTTTTTCGATTATCTTTCACTTTACAAATAATTGGTTTTCCTAAATAATATCTTTGATTCGGGTCGGCTTTCGAAATCAACCCATATTCTCGCATTTCTTCGTCTGCGTGACGGGTAAGCATCACTTTGGATACCTTTTTTTTATATGTATTTTTCGATTGTTTTGTTTTGCAATGTAATGACGGTTCGATTACACATCCATATGTGCCTTCTCCGATTCTTGTATATTTTGACATATTTTGGGTGTTCTTTTATATTACATTTATATTTGTTTTTGTTTACAATTATATTTGTTCATCGTGACGTTGTGGAACGAAATTCATCTGTTCCAACATCTCCATTTGTCTCAATGACCGTTCGAAATTCTTCTGTTTGTCCGATAGACCCGTATACAAATATTCCATTTTAGGACTCTCTTCGTTTTTCTTGATGGTCTTGTATACCTCGTCAATCTTGGAAATACTATTTTGTACTATTCTGCGGTCTTTGATGATTTCAATCGATGTATCCGCAATCTCGGTCAATAGTGATACTGCTAAATAAAACAGGTATTTTCTACGTTTGCAACACGCATTCGTGTATTTAATACAAAAGAGATTCAAAATCGAACGGATAATTTTCTGTATGACTTCCGACGATGCGGTTTTAGCACGGTCCAAAAGGATATCCCAAATCAACCAAATAATATCTTTTTGACTCTTGGATTCGACATTGTAGGTGCGTCTCTGACAAACGCATTTTTGCCGTTTCTTTTTGCAAATGAGGTCGAACTCGATGACCCATTCAATCCAATAACAGGCTTTCAATGTGTTGCGGGTTTCCAGATTGAATGCAAATTCATTCATTGCAATATAGAGTTCTTTAGGATCGTCTTTTTGGAAAAAGGATTCGGCATAATGGATGGAGGGGGCCTTTAATCGTTCTGGCATCTGGGTCATATCGAATTCTTCTTCACGGTCGATTTTGATGGTTTCGATTGCGGGTTTTTGATTCGAAATGGCCAAAATAGTGATCACTTCGGCGAATAGTTTGCGCATACTGGCGTTGTTGCGCAAGTGGAGGTCAAACATATGATTACTGTTGGACATAATATTGCGAAATGCTTGAAACCGTAAATCTAAATATGTGGTGATTTTCGGATTCGCTAAATGAATGTGTTTGGATACGTAGTAGAGGATTACCTCCCATAGGTCCATGAAATGACCGGCGCAAATGAGTTCGGCGGACCAATTACAGGCATTTTCGATTTTGGACTTTAAGAGGGATTGAATGAGAGTCTCTTTGACTTCGGTCTTTTTGTATTTGGAAAAAGTTGTATTTTTAAAATCGGTAGGAGAACGTATATCGTTTATTTCAGAGATATTTGGCACTTGTTCGGATGATTCCATTATATATGTCATATATCTACATATTGCATTTTTTACGTAAAATTAAAAATATAATATATTATATATGACCAAACCTTCCTTCTCTGACATATTCAAGTCCGTTCAAGCAAAAGCAAATGCCAATCCAACCAAAATACATCCAATGGCCATAGTTACCTCTATTATTGTAACATTCCTCTATTACAAAGCATATGAATATTTAGACGGTCTGCGTTCCTGTTCTTGTGCGCCTAAAGATCTTTCCACCTTGAAAAATCTCGAAATGTTCTTTATTATCTGGAGCGCTCTTTTCATCATCGTAAATATCATACAGTATCTTTCCAATACAGCGCAACCCATCCCCAACATATTGGTTTTCGGCGTTTATATCTTTTTCTTTTTGGCCATTCAACTCTTGTACATTTACAACGTATATACTTATATCTATAGCACCAACAATTGTGATTGTATGAATCATTGGCAAAAATACGTCCTGTATTTCCAATCCATCACATATTCGTTTTTGCCCTTTTTAGTCATCCTCTTTTTGTTTTTTTTCGGATTCGGACCATCCATTCTATTTATCATTGTCGTATCTTCCCTTATTTACTATGCCGTTCAACAAATCAGCGAACAAACGTTCCATCGTAAAAAAGGTTAGTTAGTTCACATCCACATCCACATCCACCCACCCACCCACCCACCCACACACCACCCACACCAACTTCGATTATTTATACAAACCCAATATAAATAATCCTGTAGGACACTAAACACACCCCAACTCACTCACTCCGTAATGAATCGCGGTATAATATTAATCGTCTGTAGTTCCTGAAACAATAGTTTATTTGCATACGGTATTTCCACACGAGCAAAGTCTGTAATATTCTTGCAAGTATTACACGCGTGTATCGTAAAATCACCGCTCTCGTGCATACGCCGTTTGTCACCATCATTGTATGCCGCAATCATCCCGCAACGTTTACATACAAACACCGAATATTCATCCGATACTTCAAACAGACGTTCGCGACAGAACCGCGACATCCCGTGTGCCAGCAATACATCACGCTCCATTTCACCCACACGAAATCCACCATCGCGACTTCGGCCTTCGGCGGGTTGCCTCGTCAAATTCACTTTAGGACCTATCGAACGAGAATGCTGTTTGTCATTCACCATATGTTTCAATCTCTGATAAAACACCGGACCAATGAAGATATTCGTATCCATCTGTTTGCCCGTCAACCCGTCATACATCACTTCATTCCCATAACTTTCGTATCCGATATTCTGTAATTCACGGGCAATCGTGTGAATATCCAGATTCCCGAAACTCGTGCCGTCGCCAAACATTCCCAGTTCCAACAGGACTTTTCCCAACAGAGTCTCTTTCAATTGGGCAATCGTCATTCTGGATGGAATGGCGTGGGGATTGATAATTATATCCGGACGCAACCCGTCGCTCGTGAAAGGCATATCGCTTTCCGGAATGATATTCCCAATCGTCCCTTTTTGACCATGTCTCGAAGACACTTTATCTCCTATAACTGGTTTACGGGTAATGCGAATACGGACTTTCGCCACATTGTATCCGTCACCATTACGACCCGTGAAATTGCGGTCAATGTAGGCGTCTTCCGTTGTTCGCATAATCTTGCTCTGATCTTCGAATTTGATGATTTTCGTCGGGTCATTCCGGTTGCCTTTAATCGGCAAGATTTTCCCGATAATCACGTCGCGGTTCTCAATCAACGAATTCTCCGCAATGAATCCGTGTTCGTTCAATTTATCGTAATTGCCGAATTTAATAGACGCCGTTTTCGATTTATCCGGTTTGCATCGGACAATTTCGTCGCGAATGATATTCTTGTCTTCGTCTTTTTCGGTATGATAAATCGTCGAAAGGAATAATCCGCGATCGACAGCCCCCTTACTTATCAGGACACTATCCTCCTGATTATACCCTGTATGAGTCATAATTGCAACAATAATTTGGCATCCCGATGGAACCTTGTCCAATTTAATGAAATTCATAATACGCGTTTCTACTAATGGCCGTGTAGGATAATTCAAGATATACGATGTTTTGTCGAACCGGGAATCGTAGTTGAGTGCATATACACCAATCGCCTGTTTTCCCATAGCTGTTTGATATGTGTTTCTCGGCGATTGGTTATGATTCGGAAACGGAATACACGATGCCAATACGCCGAAAATAGTGCTTTCGTGAATCTCGGAATGTGTGTATTTGTATGTGACTTTCCGGGGTTCACCGAGACCTCCGAAATCTCCCGCCCCCGCCCCCGCCCCCGCCCCCGCCGCCACCAAAGACAACGAAGAGGCGGAATCCGAACTTTCATTGTCGCGAATGGCAATCATCGCGTGGTTCTGTTCATCCGGGTCAATGTATTCAATGACCGATTCGTCCAACAGACAATTCGTCAACAAATCGTTCCAACACAGTTCGTGTGAATCAATCTTCTGTATGATATCCGAGGTCAATAATACACGCCCGTCGCGCACTTTCAATACGGGACGTGTAATACGACCGCCGTCATTGCATATGCGAATTTCCAACAATTTATAATCGAAAATAATGGACGTGTATATATTAATAATTCCGCGATATTTCTTGTCTTTCATTTGACGGTATAAATCCAACGGACGGTCGGTTACTCCCAACCAACAGCCATTGACAAACACCTTGACTTTCCCAAATAATTCTGTAGGACTCGACACGTCATTCACCGACAGAATATATGGTTCGACATACATGTATAGCGACGTACTATTGGTCGGAATCGTAATGTGGGACAGATAACTCAGATTCTTGACAATACCTACAGACTGACCTTCCGGTGTTTCCGCTGGACACAGAAATCCCCACGTCGTATTATGGAGTTTGCGCGGTTCAATCAATTCCCCACTCTTTTCCAATGGCGTATTGATTCTTCGCAAATGACTGAGTGTTGCGGGATACGTCTGGCGATTCAGCACTTGTGCAACACCTACTTTACTACTGTTGGACTGTTTGATACTGAAATCACCCGTAGCCAATGCGCGATTGATTCCATTCTCAATCGTCGTCGATTTCATCAGTTTATATATGTTGGTCATATTGATAATATTCTCGTAATCTTCTGTCGATCTCCAAGACCCGTTGTTGATTTCGCGGATGGTCAATTTCTGCATTTCGCGAACCAGTTTGTTCAAATAATTGCGAAACAGATTGTTCAAAAGTGTACCCGTTAATTCAATGCGTTTGTTCAAATACGAATCGCGGTCATATGTAGGATGCAAACCCAAAGACGTTCGTATCAATTTCAGAGCCATATAGCCAATCAAATACAATTTCTGTTTATCCGTTTTGCAATGGGGAAACAAATCGTTCTCGAGCACCTCTTTGGCAAATTCGCGTTTTTTCCTCGCACCCGTCTCACGGTCCATATTGATTGGCACATACGCAACCGATGCAGTAATACGTTTAATCGCTTCCTCTTGAGTCAAATACTTGTTTGAATCAATAATCGATGCCTGTAGGAATTTCAATATAGGATCGTTCTTGTTTGCCACTGAATCCAAACGGATGTATTCGCATATTTCCTTGTCTTTTAATACGCCCAATGCGCGAAATAGGACGAATAATTCGATGGGGTTTTTGATACGTGGAATGGTCACATAGATGCCGTGTCCGAAACCATTGTTTTTGCTGGCAATCATCATCTCAATCTGTTTAGGAGAAATGCACTTGTAATCGGGGACGGATTTGATTTCCGCAAACCAATCCCATTTTGTGGTGTTTTTCCCGTCGTAACAATTGATGTTGTTTTCCGATGCTCGCTCTTGTCCCAAAACAATCTTTTCCGACCCCTTGATGATGAAATATCCGCCGCAATCAATCGGACATTCGTTTGTGAATATCGGGTTAATGTGGTCATTCTGGCTTAATACGCATATCTCGGATTTCACCATAATCGGCATTTTTCCAATATTGATTTTGGGAATCAGTTTTTTTATGATTTTAGGCGTATCCATCGTTTCCGTATTTCGGACAATGTATTCGATTTCCAAATCCACATTCATTGTGGATGCATATGTGAAATTCCGGCGTTTGGCTTCATCGGGCAACATCATTTTTACCGCCCCATTGTTTTCGTGGATCTGAGGAGGATACAATTTGAAATTGACGAACGATACGTGTATTTCCAACATGTATTGTCCATATTCGGGAATGAAATCGTTTTCGGAACGGATGACAATCGGATTGAACATATTGATGGTCTGTTGAATCTGATTATTCACAAAGTGATTGTAGGACTCAATCTGGTGACGGACCAAACGTTCCAAATATTGACCGCGGAAATAGGATTCAATGACTTTGAAAATCTCTTCCGAGAAATTGTCAATGTGGTCATACACGGTATTTGGAAGGTGGATGCCGTCCGCGGACAGTTTGTCCTTTATATTCATCATCCCATTCATCCCATCCATCCCATCCATTTTAAGAACCGCATCCATCATTAATTGTTTTACGTTTTGAGACATTGCTTTTTGATATTTGGGGTTCTTAAAATTATATAATTTACAATCAATTTTTTATGTCATTTTTCAGAAACAATATGT